AAGCCGTAGCAGCCGATGGTGATTTCACCGCAGCAGCTAAAAGTTCGTTTAATCTGGCAGCTTTGACCGCAATGTGTCCGACTTCACATTGGGATGCAGTCTTTGCGAGTCAAGTGGATTCAGTAATTACTAGTCCCGCTACACCAGCAGTACCAGACGAAGCCTTTAGCGTACCTTCTAGCTAGAAATGGCTAAAAAGAAGAAGGCAAAGCCTGTCGAGGAGACAGATATTGATGTTAATATCTGGAACATGCCTGCGGTTTTCGTATTGGAAACCCGTATGCCAGAGGCAATGGTTGATGATTTAAACGAATACTTAGACGAACTACGAGAATCCAAAGATAAAGAATCGTTAGCAGGGACTCTAGTAGGCCAGATCTCCCAGGGCGAACAACTGAATATGGACCCAGAGCATGAGAAGGTTAGGTCTTATTCTAAGTTCGTTACCAGTCTAGGCGCTCAGTACATTAATCACTTTATGCAAAATACAGGGTCTATGTTATCTAAGAACAGACAGGTCGCAGTGGATGAAACGTGGTCGGTACATAGTTACGAGGGCGATTACAACCCGATCCACGATCACGGCACGAAAACCATTATGGGTCTATCAACAACGGGTTGGACAAAAGTTCCACAACAGATACTCGATCAACCCACAACCGGGGACTCATTGTATAGTAAATACAATGCGTCTGGGGTTTGTGATGGCTACTTGTGCTTTAACTATGGTCGTAACGAGATAATGAACGTAGAACGACTTAGACCGCCACAAAGTTTTGAAGTAAAGCCCGAAGTCGGCAAACTATATATTTTCCCGTCTTGGCTCTCGCACATGGTTTATCCATTTAAAGGCGAAGGCGAAAGACGAACCGTGGCTTCCAATCTTAATTGTTGGGAGGTTGAGGAGGCTGCATGAGCAAGATGACCGTGGCCACACTTAATAGCAAAATAGAGAGCCACGAAGCTGTCTGTGCAGAACGGTGGTTGGAGGTTATTAACAGAGTCAAAAGACTCGAACATTTTATTGTTGCTACACTAATTACATTGGTGGTTGGGATGGCAGGAATAATATTTGGAACATAGTTTTTTAATAAAAAGAGGTAGTAAATATGCAAACATTTGCAAATATGATCGCTTTAATCATGGCCATTATTAGTGGAGCAAGCATTATTGCTGCTGTGACTAAAACGCCTAAAGACGATGTTTGGATCGGTAAGCTGTATAAGCTGGTCGATCTATGTGCATTGAATGTAGGTCGTGCCAAAATGAAACCAGGGGATAAATAGGGGACTGAGGCATGAGTGAAAGAGCTATATAACCTAGAAAAAATATCCAAACCTTTGTATGAGAACTATGTCTTTTATCGTAAGGGGTTCTGGATTTGCTTTGTCTATGTACTATGGGATCTCTTTCGCTCTTTTGGATGGTTATAATGTATGAATATAAATGTAAAGTAACAAGAGTTGTTGACGGCGATACAGTCGATGTCATCATTGATTTAGGCTTTGATATTAGTTATTCAAGTCGTGTTCGTTTATTCGGTATCGACACCCCGGAATCACGCACCAGGGATAAAGACGAAAAGGCCAGAGGGCTTATAAGCAAAGACTTTCTAAAATCTTATTTAGATAAGGGTGGTGTGGTTATAAGAACAAGAAAGGATAAGAAAGGTAAGTTTGGTCGTATTCTTGGGGAAATGGTTGTTGAGGACATTAACATTAATGAGCTGATGATAAAAGAACATCATGCTGTAAAATACCACGGTCAAAGCAAAGACGACATTGAGGCAGAGCATCTTGTTAATCGACAAACACTAATTGATAAAGGGCTGTTTGATCCCTCTCCCTATGAATGATGTATTTGTTCTAATTGCAGAAGTTGGAGCTCCCATCGCAGGAGCATTGGTGGCAGGCGCGTTTATCTTTATTATTATGAAGCAAATTATGGGTGGCGTGGTTAATCAAATTAATACCCTCAAAGGCTTTACTGAGAGCCTAATCACCAGAGTTAAAACTATAAACAACGACATGATCCGACTGGATACTAGCGTCAGCTCTGCTTTGGAATTGACACCAGACCTTGACCGAATAGCTAGAACTGAAAACTTTGTAGAAGACGGGACTATAGATGCCAGACGAGACTAATGAATATAGCACAGTTAATCGCAGACTTTGGGTTCCCGATTGTGGCGATGGTTGGTCTTGGTTACTTTGTTTACTTTGTCTGGGTTATGATTACAAGGGTTATAAACCCAACCATTAAAGATATGCACATTACTCTTATTAAACTTATTGACCAAATAAGAATGTTGGACAACGATATGATTCGACTCCAAGAAAAAGTCAATACGGTATTACAAATGAAAGAAAACGAAAAGAAAAAGAAATGAAGTGGTTGTCGTATTATTTGATAATTATCCTACTAGGGGCTACAGCAACAGTCTCTGGGGATGAGATAGTTCAAGAGTTTAAAAGCCCCAGCTTTAGCGGTATTGGCACATCTTCGCATTATTTAACCATTGATGAACAGGAAAAGTCCCGGCGAGATGAAATCGCTGAAGATATAGAGAACGCTTTAAAAGAAGCGGAGCGAGAAGCCGATAACACCACGTTGGCTAAGTTTTTAAGAAACCTCGAGAGCAGAGTATATAGTCAACTCTCAAGGGATATAGCGGAGTCTTTGTTTGATTCCGAGAAAGGTGGAACTGGTGGTGAAATAGAGCTCGAAGGGAGCACTATAAAGTTTTCTAATGACGGAATTAATATAACGCTTACAGTTATTGATGAAAACGGGACAATAACTGAGATTATTATTCCCGTAGGGATATTTGGTATATGTTCGGACGAGTGTGGTATTTAGTTTTATTGTTGCCGTTGCTTTATAGCTGCGCCAATTTTGCTCCTGTGGGCCACACAGGTTGCGCCAATTTTCTTGAGTGCGTTGAAGAAGCAAAGATTATACGTCCAACGCATGAAAAACTGGTTAATCTTCCGCCACCTCAAAGACAAGCTGTGGTGGCTGTGTATAAGTTTCAGGATCTAACGGGACAACGTAAAAGCTCACAGAAAATGGCACTCTTTAGCACCGCAGTTACCCAGGGAGCAGATCATTATCTGATCGACTCTTTAAGAAACGCAGGTAAAGGATCTTGGTTCGTGGTCGTAGAACGTAATAACTTAGACGCATTGACCAGGGAGCGACAACTCATAAAAAGCACCCGACAAACCTATGACGGTGAGAATGGCAACACTTTGAAACCTTTGCTGTTTGCTGGAATTATTATTGAAGGTGCGATTATTGAATACGACACAAACATTGGAACAGGCGGTAATGGCGCAAGATACTTGGGCATTGGCTCAAAGAACCAGTGGCGAAAAGACGAGATTACGGTGTCTTTAAGGGCTGTTCTTGTTCAGACGGGTGAAGTTATGCTAAATTGTATGATAAGTAAAACTGTGTTAAGCGCAGGCGTAAGCCGAGATATATTTCGTTTTATCGAAATGGGGACTGAGTTGGTTGAGGTAGAAACCGGGTACAGTGAAAACGAAGCCATGGGCTATGCAACCAGGGTGGCCATAGAAGAAGCTGTTTATACGCTAATACAAAAGGGTTTAGAAAAAGAGTTGTGGGATTTTAATTATGAAGAAATTAGTTAGTTTTATTCTGTTATTTACAGTATCTGTTGCTTATGCAGGCAATAATGATATATACATTACGCAGAGCGGCACAGGATTGACCATGAATATCGATCAAATTGGTGATACCAATAAGGTCGGTACATCACAGGCCAGAGCCACGTTTGCCGGAGCATCTATGACGGTGGACATAGACCAGGTGGGAGACACAAACACAATGGCGGCCTCGGTTGCTCAAGGGGCGAGCACTTCGTTTACAGCGACAACAACAGGGGATAGCAACACAACCACTCTAGCACTTGGGGCGACAGGTGATGTTGCCAATACAGACTTTGATTATGCGGCAACAGGGGACTCTAATGTTTTAACAATGACTCAAGGTGCAGCAGCGACAGCAACCGCAGGTAATCAGGATATAGTGGTGGCTGGTACTTCAAATAATATTAATGCAACTTGTGAAGTTGTGGGTTGTATCAACAATTGGAATGTAGATGGTGATTCTAACGATATTGATACCACACAAACAGGTAACGCGGATCATTCAATAACTGCCGTTATAACAGGTAGCACTAATAACATAGACATAGATCAAACCAATAGCACTGGTAGTGTATCAGATGTTGTTGTGATAACAGCGACGACAAGCAATGGGACTATAGATGTAGACCAATGCACAAGTGGCTGTTAATATTACTTCTTTTTATACCTAACGCTTATTCTGAGATAGGAGAAATATCGGAACTTAGAGGAAATGGAGAAGTTTTACGAGCAGATCAAACAGATCGATTGTTGGCACGAGCTTCTCTGGATATTCTTAGTTACGATGATGTGCGCACTGGTAACGGTAGGCTTGGCATTACGTTTCTCGATTCTTCTGTCATTCGTCTTACTGAACATTCTAAAATTATTATTGATGAATACATATTTGACCCTGATCCATCTAAGAGCAAAATGGCGCTCAAAATGGCAAGTGGAACCGCCCGTTTTATTACTGGCGCGTTGGGAAAAATAGATAAAGAAAACATTTCTATTGAAACACCTTCAGCTTCGATCTTTATTCGAGGCACCGATTTTACAACCACCGTTGATGAATTAGGCAGATCATTAGTGATTTTATTGCCTAAAGCAGACGGCTCAACGTCTGGGTCTATAAGCGTAGAAACCATAGCAGGCACAGAAATTCTAAACCAGCCTTTCCAGGCCACTATGGTTAGTGTTGCTGAGAGTCCGCCCACAAAAGCGGTCACTTTGGCTAATTTGTCGTTGAATTTTATAGATAACTTATTGATTGTAAATCCTCCTGATGAGGTACAAGAGGCGGTTGATGAACAAAGCGGCACATCAAGCAATGTATTAGACGCTGACTTTTTAGAAGAAAACGACTTGGATGATGATAGCGATTTATCAAAAGATGAGTTACAAGAAGAGATAACAAGGCTAGACATTGATCTATTAGCTGTTGACTTCCTACAAGACTTATTAGAAATGATCGAAACAGTAGCTGCAGGGGGCAAGGATGAAGGCGATGAGGGGGAATTAGATGGGGTGAAAATAGAAGGTATTATCCCCGGCTTTGACCCAAACGCTCAAGTGTATACTTTTGTAGAGGGCGAAATACTTACTTTGTTTAGACAAGTTGAAAATACGATTGATTTGGAGTTAGATAAGTCAAGCGGATATAACATTGAAATTCTTTCTGCTGGAAAACAGATTAGTATTAGAACCAATGGAGGAGGTGAAAATGAGATTATTATTAATCAGTCTGATTAGTTTGAACCTATACGCTGGGGATAACAATGTTGAGATAAGAACCAAAGGGAGCTCCTCTCTAATACATATTGACCAAATTGGTTCAAGTAACACGGCTAGAGTCTGGTGCGGCCTATCGGAAGGGACTTACAACACTCATAATTGTAGTAATGCAGAAATAGACATAGACCAGGACGGCACAGGCAACACGGCCAGAGCCTATAGCCAGGTGGCTAATCACACAGGTAACGAGTACAAGATAGATCAAGACGGCAATGATAATTTCGGATACATTGATGCCGATGATGATAGTAATGACATGGATGTAATACAGAACGGAAACGACAATGACGCTGAAATCTATATGCAGGGTGACGATAATGTGTATAAGATCACGCAAACAGGTGATGATAAAGAAGGAGAAATAAGAGCTTTCGGTGATGATTCCAATTTTTCGATCACTCAATCAGGAACAGGTGAGCACTATGCCAAGATTTATGCCAGTGGTTCTGCTGACAATAACGATGCGACCATAACTCAAACGGGTAGTGGCGATCATTACATGAAGCTCAATTTCTATACTGATAACTACGATGTCACGGCCACTCAATCAGGAACCACCAATAAAAGCATTACGGTTAATTATAATTGCTCCACGAACTGTAATAAAACCGTAACCATCAACCAAGGTGACTAGATTTTTCCAGTTGTTGGTTGTTATTATCTTATTGGGCGTGCCCTTGGTCCAACAATGGACTCCGCTTCAAATATTAAAACTCAAAACTTTTGATACGTTTGTTACAGAACAACAACCCTCTGGGTATTTTTCAATTCTTAATATTAACGAAGACGATGTTGAGTCAGAGGGCGGCTACCCGTTTCCCAGAAAACGATTAGCTGAGATACAAAACGATCTTATATCAAAAGGCGCTTTAGGTGTTGGTTGGGTCATTAGCTTTCCACAGAGTGATCGCTTTGGTGGTGATTTAGACTTTGCCAAGAGTCTTGCGTCTGCCCCAAGTGTGTTAGCAACGTTTGAAAACGACAACGGTACCTACCCCATGACCACAGGTACGGTTATTTTAGGTAAGGATCACGGCGGGTTTAAGGCTAAAGGCGTGGTACAAAATATCCCCTTACTTCGTGAATCGGCTTACCAGGGGATAGCTGTTGCTCCAACAGAAGTTGACCAATTGGTAAGGCGTATGCCATTATTACTAAGAACCCCTGACGGTTGGGTTTCTGCCTACGGCACAGAGGTTCTAAAAGTTTTAGCGGGCGCGGACACTTACTTAATAAAAACTTCAGAAGCAGGTATACAAGAGATTAGAGTTAAGGGACTGCCGCCCGTTAAAACCGACACCTTGGGCAGAAAATGGATTAGCTGGGTGGATACACCCCAATTTTCTTTAACCGATATTAAAAACACAGAACTGATTAAAAATCGTTTTATCTTTATCGGTGTAACGGCCAAAGGGGTGATGCCGCAAATTGCCACACCTTCCGGGCTTTTAGAGCCTCACAAAATACAAACAGCTTTGTCTGAAAGCATTTTAATAGAGGACAGTCCTTTTATTCCTGACTACGCTTTACTGGCAGAGATAGGTATATACCTAGCGACAACGGTTCTGGTTTGGTTTTTCTTAAACTTCTTTGGTGTGACCTGGGGGTTGGTATTCTTTTTGCTTACAAACGCTCTAATCGCATATTTGGGCGTTTATTTTATTCAGTCCAATTTATTAATCGATGTCACTTGGTCGTTAATCTCTGGGTTTATCACAGGTTCCATTGCGTTTTATCTAAATTTTAGAGAGCAGTACAAGCTCAGACAGCAGATTAAAAAGCAGTTTGAGCATTATTTAGACCCTAGACAGGTTAAAAAGCTACAAGACAACCCAGAACTTCTTAAACTAGGCGGTGAAAAAAGATACGCAACCTACTTGTTCACCGATGTTAGAGGGTTTACTTCGATGTCTGAATCGCTTCCGCCAGAAGATGTGACCTATATTATGAATCGGGCGTTGACCGCACAGCAAAAATCGGTGCAAAAATACGAAGGCATGGTCGATAAATACATAGGCGATGCAATGATGGCGATATTCAACGCGCCTTTGGATCAACCCGCCCATGAGAATTTAGCAATTAATTGTGCTTTGGATATTATGAAAAACATGGAGGAGCTAAACAAAGAGCTTAAAGGTAAAGACTTACCTCCCGTTGCTATCGGTATTGGCATTAACTCAGGTGAGGCAGTGATTGGCAATATGGGCAGTGACAGTCGCTTTGACTATACGGCTATTGGCGATGCGGTTAACACAGCAGCACGGCTTGAATCGGCCACTAAAGAAGTAGGGGTTGATTTGTTGATCGGCAAAAATACTGCTCAATTTACAAAATTTAAGTTAGAATTAATAACAACCATTAACGTTAAAGGCAAAGCAGATGCCTTAGATGTGTATACAGTATAGGTGAATTATGAACGATAATTATCCAAGTGGTCGATTCGGAGGCGATATGGACCGCAATGAGGTTGAGATGGACCTCAACAAATTTATGGCCATGATACAAGAGATTGGCGAACTTAAAGACAAAATTAGAGAACTAGAAGACGTTAAGAACAACAACCCTTATCAAAAAGTTATTTTTATAGCACAAGCGGTGGATTCCTGGCGTATTTTTCCAAGAGCATTTTTAACTGTTTATATTATTTTGCTTTATTATACAGTCATGTGGTTTATGGATTTGCCCGATCCTACCTTTGAACAATCGGGCCTAATCTCTGTGATTGTGGGGGCTGGTGCAGCTTGGTTTGGACTTTATGCAGGAACTTCGGGGTCTTCTAAAAGCTTTAAGGGAGATAAAGAATAATGAGAAAAAAAACTAAAGCTCGTAAACCTATTAAGAAAAAAATTGCAAGAGGTTGTGGTAAGGTTATGAATAATCGAAGAAAGAAAACAAAGTATTTCTAATGGCCTTACTTAAAGTACAGTTTACGCCTGGCATAAAGAAAGAAGGCACTGCCTTGACTGCTAAAGGCGGTTGGTTTGATGCTAATTTAGTTCGTTTTCGTAAAGGACTCCCTGAAAAAATAGGCGGTTGGACCAAGGATACACCTAAAACATTTTTATCAACCTGTCGTGCTCTACATTCTTGGGTGGATTTAGAGATTACTAAGTATTTAGGGCTAGGTACAACGTGGAAATACTACATCCAAGAGGGCGCTAATTTTAATGATGTAACGCCAATAAGAGCCACCACCTCTGCTGGGGATGTAACCTTTTCTGCGACCAATGGGGACGCTACCATTACTGTAGCAGATACTGCGCATGGAGCAGTTAAAAACGATTTTGTCACCTTTAGTGGTGCCGCTACTTTAGGGGGACTTATTACCGCTGCTGTTTTAAACCAAGAATACCAGATCGCAACCATTGTTAATGCTAACAGCTACACCATTGAAGCCAAAGACACCGACGGGGACACCGTAACAGCGAACGCAAGTGATTCAGGGAACGGTGGATCGAGCGTGGTTGGTGCTTATCAGATTAATGTCGGACTAGATAATTATGTATCTAGTTCAGGTTGGGGTGCAAGCCCTTGGAGTGACGGGACTTGGGGCGCTGTTGCTGCTTTATCTGCAACTAATCAGTTAAGATTATGGTCACATGATAATTTCGGTGAAGATTTAATTATGAATGTTCGCTCTGGAGGAGTTTATTATTGGGACACCAGTGCTAAGACTCTAGGCACAGACAGAGCTGTGGCGTTAAGTGATTTAAGCGGGGCTAATTTAGCACCAACTCTTGGTTTACAAACTATTGTTAGTGACATTGATCGTCACGTTATAGTTTTAGGGGCAGATCCACTAAATTCTGGTGGGACTGCTAGAACAGGAGCGATTGATCCGATGTTTATTGCGTGGTGCGATCAAGAAAACGTTACTGAATGGGAGCCTAAAGCGATTAATACGGCGGGTTCGGCTCGTTTGTCCGCTGGCTCTAATATTATTGGGGGTTTAAGGGCTCGGCAAGAAATTTTAGTTTGGACGGACACTTCTCTTTATTCAATGAAGTTTATAGGTCAGCCCTTTATTTTTAGCACTAACTTAGTGAACGAAGGGGTGGGTTCAATTGGACCAAAAGCCATGGTTAATAGCCCTGTTGGGGTGTTTTGGATGGATAAAAAAGGTATCTACAACTACACAGGACAAGTCAAACCTGTGCCTTGCGACGTGCATGATTATGTGTTTGGCGATATGAATGAAGGTCAAGCCTATAAGGTTCATGGGTTTTTAAATAAACGGTTCAATGAAGTGGGCTGGTACTACCCTTCTTCGGGCTCCAGTGAAATTGATCGTTATGTTTCTTACAACTACGGCGAAAATGTTTGGTCGATTGGTCAAATGAACCGTACTGCATGGCTTGATGAGGGGCTAGAGGCCTATCCACGAGCAACATACACCACGTCCGATGTGGGTTATTTATATCAACAAGAGCAAGGCAATGACGCGGACGGTTCGCCTATGGACAATGTTTATATAGAATCAGGAGACTTTGACCTACAAGACGGAGAGAGCTCTCAATACGTTGGTCGTATTATCCCCGATATTAAGTTTACCGGTAATAATGCCGATTCTTTATTAAACTGTGTTCTTAAAACCAGGAATTATCCCGGTGAAAGTTTAACCACTAAATCCACCAGTAATGTCTCGTCAAGCACCACAAAACTTAATGTTCGTGGTCGAGCAAGACAGGTTGTTCTTCGCTTTGAATCAGACGACGACAACACGACTTCATATACTTTGGGTCTTGGTTTTAGGATTGGTGCAACACGCATAGGCACACGAGTTAACGGCAGACGTTAATGGGTAGTTTGCTACAAACAGGGTTGCCCATGGCGTATGACGAGGTTGACCCAGACACATACAATCGTTTGGTCAGAATCCTTGAATTAAATCTTTCCGCGTTTGATCCGGATACCACCAATTCTGTTTTAGCTACTAAACGAGACCAAAATGAGTATAATAAAGGAGATATTATTTGGAACCTAACCACTGCTGAGTTGCAGGTTTGGGACGGCTCCAAGTGGTACACGCTGTATAGCACAACGTCAAATGGCTTATCTGCCACTGGCGCAATTGGTTCATTAACGGTATCTACTAAGGGTGCCACAACTATCAATTTATAGAGGAAATATCATGCCAGGAATGACAGCAAGAAGAGATATGATGAGAGGAGACGATAAAAAGTTCCTTCGTCCAGGAGATGAGGCTATTTATAGCAAAGGCTCTAAGAAAAAGAGTAAAAGTAAGTCTAAGAAAAAATATTAATGCCCTATAAGACTAGGGGTAAAACCGTTCTTGTTAAAAAGAACGGTAAATGGACAAAGAAAGCAACAGCAAAAACTGCGGCTTCTGCAAAACGTATGGTTAGTTTATTAAGGAGTAAAAAGAAATAATGGCTCTATCAGATTTAGCTTTAGAAGAAATGACAATGCCTAAAAACATGCGTATGTCTAATCAAGAA